ATCATCCAACCTTAATCAGCGTTTCTAACGCCGCGTGTTTCTGTTGGCGGGTCGCAATAACAGGTAATCTCAGGCCAATAAATACATTGATACTGAGTTGCTCCGGCTACTATCGTTAGCGTTGCTTGATCGACAGACATAGCGACAGGGGTAGATTGCCACTTGCCATTTAATAACGCCCTGCCCTCTGGCGGGTAATCCGTGCGTCGTGCTGATGGAATGTCAATGACGTTTGACGCACTCGTAACAACACGCTCTGCAACGCACTTAATTACAACAGGAGAGGTAAAATCAATTAAATGCAAGCCAGCCGGAATAGTGCCGCTTCCGTCGATAGACGTTAACAGCTTGTCTCTCCATGAAATCTGCTGAACAAGCGACCCATCGGCCATTCTAAGCCTAGTTACTGCCTGTTGTGGCTCATACGTCTGAGTGAGTGTTAAAGAGGCTCTTAAAGGGATCTCTATCCCGCCTACAATGAGGGTTCTCATGCTCTAGCACCCCGCTTTAACGACTCTCTGGAAATATCCCTTAACAACTGATCGACCGCCGCCTTGTCTCCGTAGAAAGGCACTGTGCTACCGTTTGGCATGGTGACATTAACCGGCTGCAAGGGGCTTTTTGTTTCTTGTTTCTGCGTAGATTCATTCGGTACGCTACTTGGCTTGATTCCTGTAGGCGCGTTGTCGGTTATCCCTACAGGGGCTTGCTCGGTGACTATCTTCTGAACCAACGGGTGCTTATCTAGCCACTGTTGAGCAATATTGTTTGCCCACGCTGCTGCCGCTTCAGCTGACTGGAGATCGGCGGTATACTGCATAGGTATCTTTGCAATCTTCTCAGAGCCTATTTTCTCGCCTAATCCTTTAAGCCGCTCACCCATACCCCTCAACACAATGTCAGATTCGACTCCGGCCTCTTTCATCTTGTCTAGCAAGTCAAACGCCTGACGCGCTTTATCTAACGCACCATCAAAATCACCGTTATTTAATGCCCTCTCTGATTGCCGCTGCATTAACGACACATCGAGCACATTTAACTTTCTTGGGTCTTTCTCTTCTTTTTTGCCCCCGGCTAAATTGGATGCCCGATCAGCAAACTCTTTGTTAATGCTCTTCGCTTCATCTTTTGCGGAGAGTAATTTGTTTTTAATAGCGTCTATCTTTTTATCAATGTCCGCTTTCGTCTTTCCGATTTGCTTATCTGCCTCAATAATGGGAGAGGCCATTTTCTCACCTACGTCTTTGGCCTTGCTTTCGATCTTCTTGGGCATTTCCTCCCAGACATGGGCCATTGACTCGACGGCTTCTTTATATGTTTTTGCGTTATCTTCTGCGGCCATCTGAATGATGTTAAATGCTTGCTTGAATTCACCTTTCGCAACGGACATCATCGCCGCAGCCGTAGCGCCTATAGATCTGCCGAGGGCTTCAAATATAGTGCTGATGATAATTCCAGTAGACCGAAACACCTTCAAAACGTCATTCAGAAAGATCATTGCTTCAGCTACCTTTCCTGGCTCTTTAGCCCACTTAACCATTGCCTTGGTCATATCCTCTATATAAGGGAGCGCCTGCTCCATTACGCGAAGAAATACGCCCTGAATAGCCGTTGATAGCCTTGTTAAATTATCGTTTGTACGCTCTGCGGCTGCGGTTAATTTGCCAGACATGGTAATGCCTAGCGCGTCGGCCTCATCTGCCATTGCTTTGATACCAGCGCGGCCCTGATTCAAAAACGGAATCATTGATACGCCAGCTTTACCGAAGAGTATTTGTGCAAGCGCCGCCTTTTCTGCGCCGTCCTTCATCTGCTGGAACTTGTCTGCAACATCAAGCATCACGGACTCAGATGATCTTAAATTGCCGTTGGCATCTGTCACTGAAACGCCCAGTGCTGTAAACGCGTCTGCCTGCGTCTTTAATCCTGAATTAGCGTCATACATTGAGCGTTGTAACCGGCCAACGCCTTTAGTCAGTTGCTCAAAACTAACCCCGGATAATTCGGACATATATTTAAGGCGGGAGAGTGTTTCTGATGCGAGCCCGGTTGATTGGCTTAATTTGCCAATTTTATCAGCCGCATCAAGCATGCTTTTGCCCATAGCGATTACACCACCCGCAACAAGACCAAGCGCAACACCAGACACAGCAGCCATTTGCTTAATTGCCTTCCCTGCGCCGCCTGCCGACCTTTCAAATCGACCTAGCTTTTTATTTGCGCGATCAAGATCCTTGTGCAGCTTTGCGCTTTCGGCTTCGAGTTTTACAACTAACTTTGCTAGATCGGTCATTTTTTCACCGCATGGGCAGAAAGGAACGCGAGTACACCTTGAGTGTTCTCTTTGCGTTTTTGCGCTTGAGTTTTAAGCATGAAATCTTCAGCACTGAATGGCGGTTGACTCTTGCCTCTGTTCGCATTGGCTATGGTTGAGGCAATTAACGCCGCATGGATGTTGTCCCGCTCAGAGCCGAACGGATGGAGTGTATAAAACGCCATCCAATAGGTAAGTTCTGTACTTGAGAGGGTTTCGTCCAGTTCGCCGACTGTGCGACCTAGAGCTAGCGCCAACTTAAATTTAAACGCTAGCTCAGGCCGCTCAATCAGTTTTTTTCTGCGTCCTCATTCAATCCAGACAAGGACAAAATGGCGTCGGCTATGTCTGTAATTAAATCCCCAGGCATTCCCTGGACAGCCTCAAGATCACCGTCATCAAACAGAGCGCACCCCATACACACAACCAATGCTTGCGCCTCGATAGGGTCGGTTTTGGCTGATGCGTGTAGCCTCCCTCTTTGCTTCAGGGTTAACTCTGAGATTTCTATCTCGCCGCCATCTGGCAATGAATACGCTTCTTTCTTAGGTGCATACGCACTAAAAAACGCTTGCTTATCCATTAGGCCACCGTAATCGCGCCGGAGATCTTCAGGGTAAAGGTCAGCGTGTTCTTATCGTCGAAAGAAGGATTGATTACCCATGACAAGGGAGTAACTGCGAATGAGTAGGTTAATGGTGTAGTGCCGTCTGTAATCACCACTTGCATGTTTCTGACGGTTCCGTTATCAACATCACCAATTAACGCCTGCTGCTGAGTATCAGCGGGGAGATAGTTGCACTCCAGTGTAATTTCAGTACCGTCAGCAAGACCCGCGATATACTCGCGCCCGGTTGAGTCAAAACTCGTTACCTCAACCAGTGGGTTAGTTTTACCCAGGCCCGACATACTCAATACTTCGCTGATCGCATTGAATACCTCAGTACCCGCGCCATCGCCCCGTTTAATCGTTACGCCGTTAAGAAATGCGCTTGACATTGTAAAACCCTCTCAATTGTTGCCCGTAGGCGAAAAAATGCAGGCACAAAAAAACCCGCCGTAGCGGGTTGTTTGCAAGACTGCTGTTATGTCATCGTTTAAATACTGTAATCACCCATGTTTTTCTGAATGCTTCCGAGGCATCCTCATATACACATACAGACGATTCGATTCTGATCTTGTCTATCGTTACCCCTGAGACTGTCCCGGAATAGTTTTTTAATGCCGTCTTGCAGACACCCCCAACCGTTAGCATTTCTGCATGAGTTTTCGCCCAGGCATCAACCTCTACACTTATCTCCTGAAAAGTGCCTTGCCCGTCGAATGTGTCATCTTCCTGACCTTCGTCCACGGAATAACTCACACAAGGGAAAGTAGCGTTTTGCGGCAGCATAATCGGGTAAATGCGACTGCCGACTAATGCAGAAACTCCGCCGGCGTTACTCAATATTGAAAATAGGGCATGCTCTATCACTGTGCGGCCTTCTTGATTCTGTCTGCTAATTTGGCTTTAAATAATGAGACAATACTATTCGCGTTAGACTCGAAACGACTTACAAACCATTTCTTTGCAGGGATATGTTTTGTGCCTCGATCAAGGAAAGTAACGCCGTAAAACGCTTCTCGCTTAACGCCGATTGATACACTTAAATACCCGTCCCTGTGTCGAGTTACCCTTTTTACTGAACGAGACAGAAACCCAGGCGCAACCAATCGTCCCTTATATGTCCTATGGGTTCCTTTGCCTTTTGGTGCTGCCGCTTTCATTTCTTTTACAGTGGGCAATGTTGAAGCAAGCGCAGCCGATCGTAACGCCTTAACCGCCGTTGCTGTTTCAAGACGCTTCAGCTTTTCCTCTAGCTCTCGCAAGCCTTTAACTGCGTCAGACATTTTCGCTACACATCAGATGTAATTGCTTCTGCCTTCCGCCCACATCAGCAACAGATAGAATATCGAAGTGCCGGCCATCGTAAACAATCCGCATCTTTGCCGTTACACCCGCCAGATACCTGATTCTGAATTTGACTGATTGAGTCGCTTGTTCCTGATCTTCTTTGAAGCTCTCAGATCCGCCCTGAGGCTCATAAGCGGCCATTACTACGGCATGGGTAGACCATGCGGAAACAATCGCGCCCGAGCTATCCTGAGACTCGCTAACAGTCTCTATAGTGATTTGGTGGCGCAATAATCCCGCCCTCATAATCTAAGCATCCGATAAGGCGCAAGCAGCATTTCAACCGTACGCGTTGACGACACAGAAACGCCCACGATGGTGTTTTCTCTGTTCTCCATAAAATCACCGATCAGTAATTTTATAGCCTGGACAATTGGCCCCGGTACGTCTGAAGCGGAGCCATACCCGGCCACATAACGCACCTTTACGGCATTAGCCGAATCAAGCGGAACAGGCCACGAATACCCGCTGACGGGTATCACCCAATGCCTCGGTGAATAATCATCTATTCCGTAGTTTGTCGCTGTTATTGTCTGCTCTGCGCCGTCCTGGTCTATGTATTT